GCGGTCTACCCACTCCGAATACATATCTTTGACCTTCGTTTCCGCCACCCAATGACGCGACATTCGCGGGGATTTCGACGGGCCTGCACGCAAGTCCGCCTCGCCCACCACGCACGCCTGCCCCCAATGGAAGCCGTTGTTCCGCCGCATGTACTCGGGGTCGAGGTTTCGTAGCGTGCCCGCGTTCGCGTACCAGTACGGCAGCGGCACCTTGCCCGTCATGCGTGCCTGCGTCACCGCCTCGGGTGCGTGGGTGTGACCGCCGACGAACAGGCCGTAGGGCGTGCCGAGTAGCACGGACTGATCCCGCCCCGCGTTCATATTCGTCTGCCAGCCGTGGCCAAAGGTGACTTGGCCCAAACGGTACACGCCGCGACGACGGCAGAAGTCGTAGGAACTCGACACCTTCCACTTAAGCGCGTTCTTGTTCACCTGCACGCCCTTGTGCGTGAACTGCGGGATTCGCCAATCGCACAACTCGCGTATCTTGGGATTGATCCGCCCCATGCCGATGATGTTGTCGCAGTGGTTGCCCATGAGCCGGATACGCTCGGCTGACGGGCACGCAGCAGCAATCTGGGCCTTGACCCGATCGTCGGCCTCGTACTCGTCAATCAGCTTGTACGGTGCCTCTGACGGCCAGCGGCTCGCCCCATCCGCTTCGAGGTCGTCGCCGAGTGAGATAAGCACGTCGGGCTTATGTTCCTCGATGACGGTGCAAAGCCAGTCGATCGCGTCTTGGTCATGCTCGGGCGAGTGGATGCATGAGAACGCCACGAACCGGGCGGTGTCCTTGCGGCGCTTCCGTGCGCCCCGTATCGTCCGTGATGCCATGCGGCCTCCGGGTTAGGGGTCTTCGTCACACTGATCCTACCCATCACACGATCTTGCGTGTCACGATTCCGTGCGGGGTCAGCACCTTCTGCGTCCGCACCGGCTCGTCAAACCCCAGCATGGTCACGGTCTCGCGGTCAAGCACGCCCGCACGCACCGCCTCGTTTGCGGCAACCGCCAACGCCTTGCCGTCGCCGATCGACAGCCGCCCCTGGCACGACACGTTGCAGGGAAGTGCGGTGAATGAGATTTCAAACATCCGACCCGCACGCACCACACTGACGAGTTTCTTGCCCGGCTGCCCGTACTGCTTGATTTCCTCGTCGGTGGGCGGCCCGTAGTCGGTCGGGAAGAAGCCGATGCTCAGGCCGATTTGCCCCGACCGCTTGGCGATCTCTTTGACCGCACGCCCCGCCTCATTGTCGTACAGGCCAATCCGCACCTTCCACGACTTGTGATCCTGCGGGCTGGGGTACTTGGCGATGGATCGCACGAACCCTGCCGCGCTGCCGATGTTGTATTCGTGGTCGATGAATATCTGCCGGTTCTTCTCCAGGTACTCGGTCGTCAGGCCGGACGGCACAACAACCTCGTCGTCAAGGTCGATGTCGCCGGTGTTGGCGATTGCGATGATGTCGTTCTTGTCGCCGTCGTCGTCGATCTCCGCGACCTTGCCGTATGAGCCGATCACACCGATGGTCTCGGCATCCTTCGCCTCTTTGTGCTTACGGAGCCGTTTGATGATTGTCTCTGCGTCCATGTCAATCCTCCGGAAAAATAGCCCTGATCGAGCAGCGGCAGTTTGGTCGTGCTGGTGGGTGGTAGATGTCGCGGGTGAACTCTTTGCCGTCTTTGGATGTTGCGAACGGCTTGCCAAGTTTCTGCTCACCCTTCTTGCCGCCCTTGAAGTACACCTTGTCCGCGAGTGCTTGGTGCGACTTCGACGCGCCGGGTGCTGTCACCCATTGCACGGTCTCAACACCGACCTCCGTGAAGGTCTCGTACCGTGCCCCCTGTGCGGCTGTCTGCACCTCTGTGCGGGCGATGCGTTCTGCACGGTACGCTGGCAGGGAGTCCATCTCTGCGGCGATCTCGTTTATGCTCAGGCCGTTCTCAAGCCCTCGCTGGATCGCGGGCCGGATCATGGTCTCGGTAGTGTGCGCGATATCCTCGGCAACGCGGATCGTGTGGCGATCGAGGAAGTCCAACGCCCGCGTGTTCACCACATCAAACATGCCGTCCACATCCTGCCCCGCGAGTTCGAGCGTGTTCTGCACACCCATCGCCACGATGTCAACCATCGCCTCGCGGAGTTCGGTCTGTGCCCGTGCGATCAGTGGGGCAAGGTCTGCGGGCTTGCGGTCACGCTCGGATGCGATAATCTCGTCTTGCATCTCACGCACCACACGCTCGAAGGTAGACTCCAGCGGTTTCAGGTGGTCGTCGAAGACCTCACGCATGAGCGGATCGGGTGCAATATCGTCGTCGTCCTTCGTTTCGCACCCGCACCGCCTCCATTCGGGCAGCTCGTCGTCGTGCATACCCTTGAAGATCATGGCGGTCGCGTGCTTCACTCGGGCAGGTTCGGCTGATCGAAACATGCTTGGGATATCGAACATCCCACCCCCCGCCTCTTGCGGTGCCGCGTCGAGCGACTCCAGTGTCTGACCGTTCACGCGGGCAACGTCCGCAGCCGGGTCGTCGAGCCGTTCGAGATTCCGCTCCGCACGCGCCTCGTTGATCGTGAGCAGACCAGCCGCCACATCCGCACGGGTACGGTCAGCAAGCACCGCCTCGTCACGCTTGACGGGATCGTCGTATACGAAGCTGTACACCTCGGGGTCGAGTCCGAACAGGGGCAGCAGCAGTTCGTTCTTCTGGGCAGCGTCGGCGATCAGACGCGGGCGAATCTCAGCGCCCATGTACTGCTCGGAGAACCCAACCAACGCGGACGCATAGGTCGAGTCGTTGCTATCGCCCATGCTCTCGGTGTGACCGAACGCGGAGCGGATGCGCTTCTCGTAATGCTCGATCTTGAGCATCGACTGAAGTTCCTTCTCAGGCCATACGAACGGTGTCCACGCGACCTTGCCGCTTGCCACATAGGTCTTGTGACCGTTGATCGCACCGCCGAACTTGCTGTTGATCCGCCGTTCGAGTTCGTCGAGTTGCTTGGGATCGACCACGCCGTCCACCGTCAGCATCGAGTCGGGACGGTTGCCGCGATTCACGAACGCCAGGTCGTGCATGATGTTCTGCACGATCAGGTCGGCTTCGGCCAGCACACCCGCCAGTGGCCCCTCCGCGTCATACGGGTTGAACCGCGACGGCTGAAACTTCATCATCATCACATCGTCAAGTTCGAGGTGCGCAATGTTGGTCTCGGATCGTCCGTAGATGTACCCGCTGTGGCCGTCGTCGTCGTACTGGAGTTCGACAAACTGCGCGGGCATGGGGTAGAGTTCGGTCACACCGTCGCCGCCGCGTGCGATGAGTTCGTAGGACTTGCCGCAAATCTCGCGGAAGTAGAACGAATACCACGATGCATGAATGCCGATCATGCCGGGCGTAGGCCGTGCGAGCAGGTTGAGGATCGGGTGGCTCATCACCTCCTCCACCTCGCCGCCCGCCTCCATGAAGGACGCGATGTTCTTGCCCATCGTGCCCGACGCGAGTGCCTTGTGTGTGGCGGTGCCGATCGCCTTGCCCGCGTAGGTGCGACGGTCGATACCGGCCACCTCGGTACGCCTCATCAACCGCAGGGGTATCGAGGAACACACACGCGCGTTTTTGCTCGCACAGTCATGCACCACGCCTAGAGCGCGCCGTATGGCCTCCTGTGCGGCCACATCCTGCGGGCGGTAGTTGTGGCGGTTCTTCTCCGCGTCCCGCACGGTCGCGTTATCCCACACCGTCGCGGCTTGGGAACTGTTCAGTTTCTTGGTCTTAAACGGCCAGTTCATCACCACCCCCACTCGGAATCAGCGCGACGCTCTGCGAAGGTCGGCACCGTTGCTTGTTTCTGTTCTTGCTCTGCCTCACCACCGGCGAGGTAGAAGGTTGGCCCTTGGTCGAAGTGTGTGATGTAGTAGCGTAATGCATCACAGTTCGATACAAGAAAGCCGCCCGCAAAGTATGCGTGCGACCTTGACACTGTTAGGTTATAAACAGGTGCGCTACCTGCTCCGCGCACGGACTGCACAGCCGCGAGAGCAATACTTGCGTTTCTGATACTTGCTTGATTCAAACACTGCTGAACAGTGCTTGCATTTTTTGCTGATCGAGTCCACACCAGACCGCCTTCGGGCCGCTGACCTGCACGCATTGCTGCAATACTTTGGCCTCTGGATGCACTGCCGCGTGAACGACTCGCCACACGCCCCACACTTCTCCGCCCACACACGCTTGCTGTACACAACCTTTGCGTGTTCAGAGTGCCACTTTCGGCCCACCTCAGTGCTGTGCCACTCTTTCGCGGCTTCGATCGCGGCGGCAATGCTTTCTGGGTGGTGCTCTTTAATATGCTCGGAAGGCTCAAGGGCAACAAGGTTGTCGGGCTCGTTGTTCTCCTTGTCCCCGTCAATATGGTGGACATGCCACCCTTCGGGGATTGGCCCGTTGTTGTCCTCGTACACGCGGCGGTGTAGCCGTTCGTAGTCGTTTTGCGAGGAAGACCCTTTCCGGTAATATCCGGCGTGGTCGGTCGTGTACTTATATCCGTTGTAGTAGACAGATGGCATAGTTTATTATACGCAGATACCCCGCCCGCGTGAACCATTCCGCGACCTTCTACGAACACAGGATGGTTCGGTGTGAGCGTGATTGATAAGCCGCCCTCTATATCGATCGTAATCAAATCTTCCATTGGGCTGCTCATGCCGGCGAACTCGACAACATCAATACCGTTCGGGGTGATGACTTCATCACCTTGCCGTATGTCTTCGATCGGCCTGTCGCCGCTGGGCGTGGCGATCATTGTGCCGGCGGGGAAGCAGGCGTGGTTGTTTTCGTCCTTCGGCTTGTCTTTGTAGCCGCTCAGGTTCTTCGCCCACTCGTAGGTTTCAAACTCGGCAATCAGGTTCGTGCAGGAAGGGTCTACCGTCAGCCGTGGGCGACCATCGCCGGGATCGGCCAACCGTGCCTGTACTTTGCTCACGCCCGCCGTGATGGAGTCAGGCCCCTTGCGTGCGGGTATCGCCTGAATACCCTTCTGCTGCATCGCCTCGATGAGTGCGGGTTCTGCCGAGTCCACGACCACGATGTCGGACGGGTCGCGCCGCATCCCGAGCAACGCCGTGATGCCCTGATCGTGCGTCTTGCCCCGCTCGTACCACTCACGCGAGACATGCATACGCCCATCCCCATCGGTGAGGATTTCGAGCATGGCGAACGGGTCGGTATATCCGGGGTCAACCGCATAGCCAACCGATCGCGGCTCGAAGTCCAGCGTCATCACATGCACGCGACGATCCCACTGGTCATACACCAGACCGTCCGAGCCGACCCACTTGCCCAGCACATAGCGTTCATACGCCACGCCCGTCATCTTGCGGAGTGACTCGATGTAGTCGGGGGCCTTCTCCATGAGGAAGTGGTTGTCGAAGGTGCTGGACTCAATGACGCGGTGCGTGTCGTCGAGCATCGACCCGCCAGGAGCGAGGCCCCACCGCAGCGCCGCCCAGTGCGAGGGCGGGCCGGGGTTGCACGCGCCGTAGAGTTGGCGAGTGAGGCCGGGCACGGTCATTCGCACGCGACCGTTGAGCATGATGTAGTCGTCTAGCGTGAGGTCAACCAGCTCGTCTATCGCGCACCCGGTGCCGTTCACTGAGCCGAGTTTGCTGGGGTCGTCGAGGCCGAAGTACATAATCTGCCCGCCGCCGTTGATGCGGATGATGCCCTCGCTCTTGTTGTGCGTGTAGGTGCCGGGCTCAAGCACGGGCGGGAGATCGCCGTCGGGTTCGAGCAGGGTTTTCAGCGTGGACTTCTTGAGCGACACCAGCGTCTTGCGGCAAAGGAACTCGACCGCGCCCTTGCGTGACGCACGCACAAACAACTTCCAACACAGCGCCCGCGACTTGGCGGCAGCGAACGCACCCGAGTAGAGCAGGTGCCGCGTGTGCATGTCCTCCACGAACAAGAGTTGCTTGGGCAGGAGTTGGACCTTGAGTTCGGTCAAGCGGGCACCCCCGCCGCGATGCGCGCCCGTGCGATCTCGACATACTCGGGATCGAGTTCGCAGCCGATGTAGTTGAACCCCTCGCGTACCGCCGCCTTGCCCGTGCTGCCTGACCCGTTGAACGGGTCGAGGATCGTGCCACCGGGCGGTGTGATGAGTCGGCATAGGTACGCCATGAGATCGGTGGGTTTGACGGTGGGGTGGTGGTTCTTGGAGTATGTCACCTTGCCCATGCTGCCGTCGCGTCTGCCGGACATGCCCCCCGCCACCACAGGTTCGGTGTCCAACCCCGCGTCCCGATCCTTCTTACTCGCCTTTGCACAGTAGAAGTACCGGCTCGCGTCACCCATGCCAGCGGTTGCGTCGTCGCTGCCGTCGTGGATGAGGTTGGCGGGGAAGCGGCCTTGCTGCTGTCTTCCTGTGTACGGATTGCCAGCACCATCCCCGAACGGCTTTGCACCGTTGTCCCATGTGTTGATTGTTACAATCTCATCCCCCACCCGGCACCCATCCACATTGATCGCACCCGTCCCCCACTCCAGCACATTCGCCGCGACCGTACCCTTGAACGGCTTGCGTGCGAGGATGATGGGCTCGACGGCGGGCTTGAGTGCGGTGCCCCAGCCGTCCCATTGCTGGGCGGCGGGGGTTGCGGGGGCGGTGATACTGTGCATTTTCGCGCCATTCGGCTTGCCGTGAAGATCAGCCCATGAGCCGCCGCTAAGGTTGCGCGATACCTCATATTCCCCCACTGCCTCACGCTCTGCCCCAGCCGCCTTATCAATCGCCTTGCTGATGTTGTGCGACTTCGGGAACCCCGACCCGTATACCCAATGGATGCGGTCGCGGATCTCCCAACCCGCATCCTCGATCGCAACGGCCAGCCGGTGGACCATCCGCGTACCGCCAAACGCGAGCAAGTGAGAGCCGGGCTTGGCGACACGCAACGCCTCCACCCAGAACTCAACGCCGGGCACACCCTTGTCCCAGCCCTTACCCATGAACGACAGGCCATAGGGCGGGTCGGTGACGATCGAATCAACGGAGCATTCGTCCATGCCCGCCATGACCTCGCGGCAGTCGCCGTGTAGCACTTCGTAACTCAAGATTTCCCCTTGCATGATCGGTACACCTGCTGCGAAAGCACTAAGTCCCCGTCACTGTCAGAGCGGCGGAGCTTGGGTGTTACATTGCTCTTGCATTCGCACATCGCCTCGTTGCGGCAGTCGTGGCAAAGCACGGAGCCGCATACCGCAGGCGTGTCACAGTTCTTGCACTTCTCCATCGTCGCCGTCCTTGACTACGAACATGATTCGTGTATTGCCCTGCCCGTCCGATTCGGCTGCTACCGCAAGGTCTTGCGACGGCTTGCCGATCGTGTACTCGAGTATGAGCTTGAAGATTGCCGCCCGTTCCTTCGGGTCGAGCGATCGCGTCATTGCCATCGCCCATAGTTCGTCCGCAATCTCGCGGATCTTCTCTTCGCCTACATGGTCGCGGAAGGCGTTACGCATTCGCATCGCTGCGGAGATACGCTTGCCCTGGCCCTTTGCGAGCGAGTTGCCAGGCGCGAACGCTCCACCCTCGCGGCGCTGCCCGTCCACGATCTCGCCGCCGTGCTTGCCCTTGTGGGCTTTCGCCATCTTCGTCTTTCCATGCTGCTCTGGCCGTCCCATGTCATCGCAACCTTTGCCCATCGCGGATTCGTGATCGAGGCCGGTAGAAGGAGATGTCACGGGTGAACTGCCAATCATCGGACAGGATCGCTGCGTTAGGATCAGCGGTGCCGCTTGTCAGGAATCCTTCGTCTACGGCAACGGACACGACTCCGGTTGAATATGCGGTCTGATTGAGGATGTTGTTGCCGATGCGGAGCAACTTCGGCGGCAGGCCGGTGACGCTGCACTGGTCGGTAGTGACTGTCTCGCGGAGCAGGCCATCGACATACATGCGAATCTCTTTCCCTGCTGCGGGATTTGCGAGCGTGACCGATACATCCCAGAGGATCGTTGCCGCGTCACTCTTGGAGTCGGTATCGCCATTGGCGGGGCTGAAGGTGACGGGTACAGGTGCGGCCATGTTCAGACTCCGAAGTCAGTGGGATGCGTCATCATCGACTCCTGTCGCGTGTCCGCGATCTCGTCTGGTATGTGCTGGGGGTGGGGGCTGGCGTGTTCGCCCAAGTCCCGAAGAACGCGGCTTGGTCGTTGGTCTGGTCATGTTCGTGGGCGATCCATTGCTGGGATCGCTTTGCGTTGTGAAACTGGTACTCTCCGGCCCACTGCTCCCCAATGACAGCATCCAACAGGGTTAGGGTGTCCAGACCCGCATAGAGCGGGTCAAAGCCCCCGGCGCTGTCCTCCTGCACCCCGTTGAAGAGTACGGCTTGCCCTGTCCCATCATTGTGTATTGCAAGATGCGACCAAGCACCATCGAAGCCCGAGAGTGCGGTTGTGGTGTAAAGATTGCTGATTTGGTTTGGCGATCCAAGCTGCCTGATCTGGCATCGCCACCTGTCCCCGGAGGGGTCAACACGAGGATATATTGCGTTGGTGATGCTCGTTCTGGACTCTGCCAGTCTGAACGGGTAACTGTTCTCCGATGTCACCTTACTGGTGAACTTTGTCCACGCCATGAGCGTGATATCCGCACCGCTATTTAGGTCTGAACCGTGGGCGTATTCCGCATAGGCCAGTGAGGACGAGCCGACACCATCGTAGTAAAGCGAGCCGGATGTCTTGCCGTCCGTGCTGATGCTGGATGTTGCCGACGCGTCTTGCACCATCGACTCGCCTGAATCAATCCGGTTCACAAGATCGTGGCCCGGTGTGTACCAACGCCAATCCGCGTCATACGCATTGTCCGAACCAAACGGATTGCTGCTAATCTGCACACTGTTCGCGGAAACGGGCGGGTACACACGAAGAATCTGCGTGCCTGTCGTTGCCAGTGTGCCTGACCACTTGACACGGAGCCAACCTGTTTGTCCGGTGTGGTCATAGTCAATCCAATCACACGCCAGTTCGGTGCCGTCATCTTTCGCTGCTCGCCCTCTCCGAGCGTTAGTGTTCTCAGCAGCCGACCACCACGCCGCTGACATGCGAGACAGATCCACCATGAGCGTGAAGTCTGTCAATGCTGACGACGGGTTGAGAACCGTCGCTGTGTCGTAAGTAGTGCTTGGCAGTGCCATTGGTTACAGGCTTTCGATAGCGGTCGTTGCGGCTTGGAGGGAACTCAACGCTGATGCAACGATCGCAGCCTTGCGTGACTCAATGTCAGCGAGCGTGTCTGCGTCAAAGCCGAGGCTTGGCACTGTGGCTGCCCATGCTGCATAGTCTGCGATAGCAGATGTCAGCAAGTTGTCTGCCTGCTGAATGGCACGGGTGGCTTGGCTCTCTACTGCCTTGCCTGCGTTGTATCCGTCGAGTTGGTCGATGAGACTCATTGCGTACTCCTATGTGTCTGAGGAAACTGCCGCTAACAGGTGCGGCGCGATTGCGATCATGTTGCGGGTTTGGATTGCGGACGCACTGGGTTGATTGAGGTCAACCCACACGCCAATGGTGTCGATGCCTTCGAGTTGCTGAAGCACTGGCACCGTCCACCTGCCGTAGTTTTCGGCCTCGTTCTTGTTGATCGAGTACGACGGCCAGAGCCAGGGGATGACCCGCTTGCCGTACTTGCTCAACGCTCGGAAGTGTGTGCCGACCTGCAACCCGTACTGCTGGATGTTGCTAATGTCGAGCGTGTACTGCGGGTAGCAATGAAGCCACTGCCAATCCAACGACTCGGCAAACTCGCGTGGGCTGGTGACGCTGAACTGGTCGCGGTCTTCGAGGGCACGCTTGGGGAATACCGGCAAGCGGTATGCGCCGAGGGGCAGGCCGTCCGTTGCCTCTTGCACACCACGCCGCATCTGTGCGAGTGCGTCGAGGTCGGCATCGTTGAACCCGTGCTTGATCTTATCTCCCAGCCAGGTGGTGTCCTGCTTGGGTTCGTAGTCGAGGAAGCAGTGCGTGTAGGGCTTGGGGATGAACCCACTGCCGAACCGTACCAGCGTGTGCTTGTACTGCTCAAGGGCGATGTGGTGCGGTGTGAACTCACTCAACAGGTCGGTCGGGTACTTGTCGTGCCACTTGCCGTTGGCTTGGAAGCACATCTCGACGAACGGCTCAAGCCCCGTGTCAACGATGCCCTCAGCCCAGAACTGCTCTTGCAACTCAGGGCGGTCGTTGTGGCCGGGCATGGTGAGAAGGATCTTCAAGGCGCGGCCTCGATGGTTGACGGCTCGACGACAGGCACAACAATCCGCACCATGTTCAGGAACTGCTCACCCACCGCGAGCATAACCAACGCGATGAGCGTCCAGCCGATCTTCTCCACGCGGCCTATGCGTTTCTCGATCGCGGCGAGCTGCTTCTGTTGAAACACCACCTGCGTTACGAGCGCCTTCTCGGGCTCGCCGTTGCCGTAGATCGTGTGGCTGAGTTTCGCCACGGTTTCTTCGTGCTCACACTCGCACTTCATGCGTCTACCCGGTTGGCGTTGATTGCCTTGATGACTGTCTTGGGTGCGACCTCGAACTCGCGGTTGAGTTCACGCCCCGCCTTACCCTCATTGATCGCGTCGGCGAAGGCCGGGTCTGCGTCGGCTGCACGCTTCACACCACGGGCGACTGTGGCCGCGCCTGCGGTCTCGCCGCGTCTACGCTGCCAGAGTCCCACACCACCGCCCAAGCCGGCCAGAAGCAACAGGTCGGTCGCCAGCGGAAAGATGCTGTCGGTGATGGGTTTGGCCTGGGGGATGAAGGTGTCGATCAGGCCGGAGGTAATCCCCAGCCCGCGATTGATGAGCGTGTTGCGTTGGATGTTCTCGGCACCGATCGCGGCGAGTTCGGTCTCAACATCGAGGTAGAGGGCTTCGAGCTTGCCCTGCAACTTCTCAACCTCAAAGGCGTGCGAGTCTGCCGCGTCGATGATCGCGGTCTCCTGCTTGCGTGCCTCGGCCTTGATCGCTGATTCGTCGCTGTACTCGCCGGTGATAACGGAATCGACCCGTCCGTCGATTGCCTTGCACCCGACCATTGCGGCGGATGCGGTCACGATCGCTGCGAGTAGCACGCTACGCTGTTTGTTAGTGTTCACTATTTGCCCCGGTTCTGAACCATAGAGTGGTACAGCCGGGGGTTGCTTGGCGGCGCGTCCGTCTTATCTTACGCGGGTGGGGTGTTTTCGCGGTTTGAGCCCTAGTCCGCATTCTCCATTTCATTCACCCGCCGAACAAACTCACGCACCCGATTCAGCGGCATCGCAAGCATCCAGTCGGTGTCGTCGTTCGGTCTCATCAGCACGGTCGGCACCTTGTCGCCCGCGTCACGTTTCGATTGCGTCATGTACTTCCACCAGCCCAGTCTCGCGGGCCGTTTCACTTCCACCCACACGCCAGGTATGTTGTGGTCGATGTCCTCGGCGGTGCGACCGTTTCGCCCCATGCGTGATGCTTTGGCTCCGAGTGCGGCAGCGATTGCTTTGGCGGCTTCGCGTTCACCGTTCGCACCCTTGCGTCGTGAGTTGGTCATGCCACCCCCTGGCTTAGTGTTTGCCATGCGATTGCCGCCACTGCCGGAACTTGTCCGTTGCCAATGGCTTTGAGTCTGTCCACCCGATCGGCCACGCCATTAGCCACTCGACCCAATCCGGGTTCAGTCTCCCACCAACCTCCGCATTCAGCGGCTTGGTGTTGCGCCTCATCTGTGACGGGCTGCCGTTGTTCTTCGCGTCTTGGACTGTTGGTGTGGGCCACATCTTCTGAATCTCCGGATTGGACAGTGTGAAGTTCACCCTGCCCTGCTCCTTCCAACTCTTCGATGTTCGCTTGGTGATGTGGTCGCTGGCTTGGGGTGTGGGCAAGTACCCACATCCGATCCCGCTTGTGATTCGCACCGACGTGCCAAGCTCCCAGCACGCACCATCGAACACCATACCCCAGCGAGACAAGTCCTTCGATGACGGTGCCAAGCCCACGGGTACGCAGGTTCGGACTGTTCTCGGCAAAGACAAATCGAGGCCGCACCTCGTCAACGATTCTGAGATACTCAAACCAAAGTCTTGAACGGGTTCCGGCAAGTCCTTCACCCCGACCCGCCGAGCTGATGTCTTGGCAGGGGAAGCCTCCCGAAACAACATCAACTGCTCCTCGCCACGGCTTTCCGTCGAAGGTGCAGACATCGTCCCAGATTGGGAATGGCTCAAGGTGTCCGTCTTCTTGTCGTCGCATGAGGATGTCGCGGGGGTACTGCTCGATTTCGACCGCGCCGACCGTAGACCATCCAAGTAGTTTGGAAGCGAGAAGCCCGCCCCCAGCTCCTGCGAATAGTGCCAGCTCATTCATGCCACCCCCCGCTCGGACGCTGCGAAGTTCTTCTCGCAGAAGTGGTCTTGCGGCTCAACATACCGACCACGCGACACCCGCACGGCCACGCCTTCGTGTATTGCCTTCCGCAGATAGCACGACACCTGCGTCGTGGTGATTACCTGCCCCATGTACTGCGACACTTCCGCCGCGATTTCCTGCCCGTCTTTAGGCTCGTCTTCGAGGCACGCGAGAATGTGCATACGCATTGACATCGGGCGTGCGAGGTGGTGGAGGATTGATTGGGTCATGCTGCCACCTCTTCCTTCTCGACCATACGCGACTCGCAGAAATGATCCTGCGGCTCGATGTATCGCCCACACTCGGTCTGCACCGCTACGCCGACTTTGACGGCTCGCAATACAATGTTGCAAATACTCTGCCTTGATGCGGAAAAGTCCATGTATTGATTTACCTCGTTTCTAATCTCGCCGGTGGTCTTCGGCGTGTCGTCGATTGCTGCCCACACATGGTCGCGGATGCTGAGTGTTCCTGCGATTGGCTTCATCATGCGCAAACCCCCGCAGATTCTTTAATGTCGTTGACATACTCGGGGTCGATCAACTCGATCAAGTCGATGTATTGCTTCACGTCTTTTATTGATGCCTCTGCCCTTCGCATCACCCTCGCCTTGTATGATGCGTTGATGATCGACTGGGCGGCATCCTCGCCGATGACCCCTTTTACGATCCCAACAAGTTCCCGCGTATCCATCGCCTCGCCTTGCTCACGAACACCCGGCAACGCGACCACATGCCCCAACTCCATGCCTTCTCCGATCTTCGTACTCAATGAAACGAGGCCCTTGTTCTTCACCTTATTGCGTGGCATGAATCCCAAGTAGAGTTCGCATATGTTGTCATACTCCCTGAGCATTGCACGGTACGCCAATGTTGCAAACCGGCCTCGCTTGCTGTCGTGGGATAGCGAGCAAGTCCATAGTTTGACGTACAGGTCTTGCACAATATCCTGCCTGTATGGTGCGAGCCTGTCATCAAACGTTGTCATCATAATCGCAACCTCTACAGCCAAACCAATGTGTTCCTCCCACTTGATGGGCTGACGGTTCGCTTCGTCGTAGTCGTGGTTGATCGGGTTTACATGCATAGCGGTGCGCCCTCCGTGGCGCGGTACTCGAATGGGCTGCGGCATGTGTCGCGGACGCGACGCTCTACCTTGCCCTCTCGGTGTAGTGTGTTCATTGCTCGCCGCGTCGATTGCTCGCTGCGGAATGTCGGCATCTCGTTGGTGGCCTCGTCTACGGTGACCCAGATGGGTGCGGCGTAGTCGAGGATGTCGATGAGCATTTGGCGGGTGGTTTGGGATGACTGGATCACGCTGCGGCCTCCACCACTGACGCGAGGATTTCGTCTGCGTCTTGTGTGATCTGCTCGCACTTGCGTGCTTGGCGTACCGCGTCGTATGCGGTGGCGTGTGATCCCCATTCGCAGAGCCGTGCGATCTCTGGGTAGCTCAGGCCCAGGTGCTTGCGTGCGATGAGTGCCATGATCCGCTTGCCTCGCACGATGCACGGTGAGCGGCTTGCGGATTGCCAGTCGGTGAGTGTGCTGTGCGTGTGGAGAATCACGGCGATGCGGATGATGCGTGCGGGTGGGTTCACGGATCCACCCCCCGCAGTGATCCGCCGTCGATCTCGATGATGCCGTTGCCACCTTCGAGGCATCGGTCAAGCGTGGGGTCGTCAAGTGCTTCGAGCAGACCCTCCTGCGTGAGGTTGGTAATCATCAGGGTGGCGCGTAGATTGCGGTATCGTGCGTCGATTAGCTCACGGATCGCGGTCTGGTCGTGGTCTGACATTCGGGCCGGCAGCACCTCGTCAAGAACGAGAAACCCACACCCGGCGGCCTCACGCATGGGCTCGGTGGCTTCGTGCTTGGCGTACCACGCCTTCTGGTCTGACAGCAGGCCGGATTGCGTCCAGTACCGGGCACCCGCGTTCATGCCCCGCTCGTACCAAACCATCGCCAGCAGGCACCCGAGGTATGTCTTGCCCGTTCCGTACCCACCATGCAGAAGCGTCTGCTTCCCTTCTAAGGCCCGCGACCATGCAATCTGGGACGGCGCTACCTGTTGCCCCTTGACGGCGCTCTCCGTCGATCTGAGGTGCCTTGTGTGGAGTTTGGGGAACCGTCCGGGGTGTTCGATTGCGCTGATCGCGTCGTTGCGTGCCAGTTTCACCCTGTTCGGGGTGGTTGTTTCAGCTTGCATGGCGGGCCTCCGTGGGTTGGCGTGTTGATTTCATGCGGGCCAGCAGGTCGGCTTTGCTTGCCGCGTCCTGGCCGTAGGTGTTTCTGTCGTTCTTGCGTGTGGTGGTGGTGCCGCCGTCGGGCTCGAAGAGTCCCCGCCAGCCGTTGCTGATGGACTTGTCGATCGCGGCGATGAACGCCGGGGCACCGTGCGGCTCGAACTTGGCGAGGGCGGCGCGGATCGTCACCGGCTTCCACTTGCCGAGTTTGGCTTCTCGCCGGTACGCCTGCCAGCGAGCGAACGCGGCTGCGGCTTCCGGGGTCTTGATCGAGGGCGGGCAATCAGATTCCCAGTCGAAACCCGACGCAATAGCGGCGCTCTTTTCTTGGACTTCCTCTTGTCCTGTCTTATCTTGTCTTGTCTTATTGGTTACCGGTGGGTTAACCCAACCGCCAGTTGGGTTATCGCTGGGTTTCCGCTGGGTTCCCGTTGGGTTATCCGTGGGTTTCTGTTGGGTTACCCGTGGGTTATCGTTGGGTTTTTTCGGGCGGCCTCCAAGCCCCCCATTTTCCCACGCCGCGACGAGCTTGGAGTTGTGTTCTGCCCACCCGGTCGCAACGATGTCGTCGCCGTCACGCTCGATCCATCCGCCGTCAACCAACGCGGCCTCGAGGTCGTCTGCGTCGCCGGGGAACCGGCATATGGCTTTGACCGCTCCGGGCGGCAGGGTGAACCTGTCGGACTTGCGGAGCTGGCAGTGCGACCAAATACGCATCACATAGATGGGGGCACACTCGTCGTTGAGTGCGTCCACCAGCATCCGGGTACGCCAGTGGTCGAAGAAATCCGGGTCAATGAGCATGTGGGTTCGCCTCCGTGCGGTTGTTTTGTGAGGGTTAAACCACCCCCCGACCGTCTCCAGCCGAGGGGGAGAGATTCATTCGTCGCTTGTCATCGCCTGGCGTAGCCCCTCGCTCGCCGCTCCGAGGTCTTTGGCAAGGCCGCTGACCGTGCTGCACCCGGCGAGGGTGAACATGGCAAGGGCGAACCACGCCACGCCTGCGGTGACGAAGATGAGGGTGCGACCGTTGTGCTTGAGATACTGCTTCATTGCATACTCCAGTGGTGTTGTCACGGCTCCGCCGCTGGGGGTGTGTCCGCGTCCATTGCGGTGTGTGAAAACCCGGCCCCCGCCGCTAGGCGGAGTAACAACCGGGGCTGCAAATCAGAACGGGATTGAGTCTGGGTCAAAGCCGCCACTCGGCACAGTCGCAGGCCCGCGTTTGGGCAGGGGCGAGTCCACCACGCGCCCACCGTCGGGCTTGCTGCTTGAGTCGCCGGACTTCACGAATGTCCAGTCGTTGACATCCAGCTTGGTGTAGGTCTTCTCTTGGTAGTCTTCGTTGTACAGCGTGCCGCTCACTGCGGCCTTGTCGCCCTTGCGGTGGTACTGGGCGAACGATTCGCCACGCTTGCCCCAGAGCGAGCAGCCGACGAAGGTGACATACTCCTTCGTACCGACCTTGCGATTGACGGCGATGTTGAAGTTGGTAACGGTGCCGTCGCCTACATGCCGGGTTTCTGGGTCGCGTGTGAGATTTCCGATGATTGTTGCGTTTATCACTTTGCTACTCCATTGGTACTTGGTGCCATGAACTCAGCGAACGGCTGGCTCATATGTTGCTTTACATAGTCGTGGATGCCCTTTGCATCGGTGGTGCCCGAACGCTGTGCGATCTGGCGAGCTGCGGCAGTGAGGTCTTGCCCGCTTGTGCCCGTCCACTCGGCGATCATGTCCATCGCCATTGCCCGGTAGTCGGGGGCGGCTGCACGGTTGCCGTCGTCGTCGTCGCCGGTGGGGATGCCGAACGCGGCACAGAGTCCGTACCGCTTGGCGTAGGTCATGGCGGAGCCGAACGCCTGGGGGTCGCCGCCCTTCTTCACCGGCACGGCGATGGTGCCAAGCTCCATGACCTCGCCCGATGTGTGGATCAGTCGCTGCTCGAGGATCGCACGCGGGTCTGGGTGGCCTTCGTGGTCGTAGGCATTCGCTGGGAGCTGCTGGAAGCCGAGCCCTTCGGCGGCAAGCAACGGACGCACGGCACCGATGATGGTGTCATAGGTCGCGTACTTGGCCTTGAAGTGTTCGTTGGATCGGTCATACGCGACGGTGTGGATCGCTGACCATGCGCGGACGAACGCCGCATGTATTCCCTCGGGGGCGGGGGTCTTGCTGCTCTTTGATTTGGGGGGTTGGTCTGTCATTTATTGTAATCTCCGGGGTTGGGGGTTGGTTGTTGTCTTGGGGGTGTGCCACTATCGCTTCGCCTCCATTCGTTTGATTGCTTCCTTCGCGGCCTGCTTCGCGTCCTGCGTGCGACCGAGTGATCGGGCTGCTGTCGCCCGCCGTAGTGCTGCGGTGGTGAGTCGTTTCATACCGTGCCTCCCAACGCCCACGGGAAGAACGCGCGGCGCACCTTGCGGCCTGTCGTCTTGCACACGACTTTGGGCAACTCGCGCAGCTTGCCCTCGTCGATCAGCCGTGAGACTGATGGGCGGGCATAGTTCATGTCCTGCGAGCCGAGTGCGTTGGCGATCTCGCGGTCGGTCATGGGCTCGCACCGTTCACGCAGCACGGCGAGAACTTGCTGGGCTCGCGTACTTGCGTCGTGTGCGAGGTAGGATTCGCGGCTGTTGGGGTGGATGCGGTGGGTGGTGTGCT